TAGAACAAGCGGAAGCGACACAGTAGACGCAGATGCAGGACTCTTAATTGATCCTGAGTATGTAAGCATGATGTCCTTGAAAGCTGAGTCTGTAACTGAGCTTGAGAATCAAGGTGGCGGAAGACGCGGTTTTGTTGATGTCGTAGCCGGACTTGCTTGCCTCTCGCCTGTTGCACATGGGTATTTCAACTAATTAGTTGCACAATAACACTTAACATAAAGGAGATTTAAGATATGTCAGAATTATCAAATAATGAAGCAGGACGTGGTTTCACACATGTGTATACCGCAACCTATGAAGACCTACAGACTATCGGCAATGGTGGTCAATTAACCATCGCAACTATACCAGCAGGTGGTGCAGTTGAGTTAGCAGGTGTATACGAAAGTATTGCATTTGCTGGTACAACCTCCCTCGTCATTGACGTAGGAACAAGTAGTGGTGACCCCGATGAGTTCATTGATGCTCTTGATGTGGATGGTATGTCCGCACCTGTGTTCAATACAGGAGATGCATTCACAGGTGGACAGTCACAACCTGTAGGTGGAACAAATACAGCAGCTTCCATTATCTTGGAAGTAACAGACGCAGCGATTGCATCTGCAACTGCTGGAGAGATTGTTATCGGATTACGTATCGTTGACTTAGGTCAATTTGCATAATTGCAATTAGGATTTGGGGAGTGGCCACAATGTGGGTCACTCCCTTTTCCACATCAATTTATTATGGCAGAAATATTCATACCAAAGTGGAAAGCATCTCAAGGCAATGGTTCGCAGTTTATGAAGAACCTGGAGAAGCACTTGCGTTACGAAGTTGACCTTGAGAAATACGAGGCAAAGAAACGTGAAATAGAAGTTGGCAAAGAGAACCAACTTGGTGGACAGGTTGAAGGACTTGGTCAGTTAAAAGCGACTATACCTGCCCGTGAGTTCTTCCGTTGGGATCAATACAAAAAGGGCTGTTGGGGGGATAAGGCGTTCATTAATGAGATGCTACGTGACAACCCAAGCTTTAAAGCCAAATCATTTTCTAAGAAGACCTTCGTATCTGGAGGCTTTAATAAACCAAGCTTCGCATGAGGAAAGTTGCAGTAAGCACCATGTTGACCAACCTAGTAAGTATGGTTGGCGTGGATTCTTTCCTTACTGCTGAATCAACTGCTGCTGTACGCAGCTTTAATCGTTTTGGCAAGTTAGCCTGGGATCGTACTGCATGGCCATTTGTATCCCGTATAACACAAGTAATACCAGATGTGCGTGTACGAAGTGTACAAGTAGGTAGCGGTGGTACGAGCTATACATCTGCACCAACTGTCGCATTTAGTGGTGGAGGAGGTTCAAGCACGGCAGCTACGGCAACCATTAATAGCGATGGAGAAGTAAATGGAGTTGCGGTTACCAACAATGGTACAGGCTTTACGGGCAAGCCCACAGTCAGCTTTACAGGCGGTAGTGGAAGTGGCGCAACGGCAACTGCAAGCATGTTATCCTACATTGATTTTGGCACAACCATAAGCGAGATATTCCGGGTCACGGATAATGACCCATATGGTACAGGCACAACATCTGACATTGCATACAAGAATGTATATGTAACAGGTGCGAGTGATTACGGAGAAGCTATACTACCAGATCGCACATCTACTGCACCTGTATGGGTGTATTACCGCGCGCCCTACCCTGAGTATGCAAGTGATGCAACAGACTTCCCATATGTATTTGCGGAGTATGCCACAACGGGAGCTTATGGCATGTGGCTGGAGGCCGATGGCCAGACAGAAAAGGCGCAGGTTATCTATCAACAAGCGGAAGCAATTATTTCACAGGCGTTAGATGTCCTCGAAAGACAAGAGGGGCAATCAACCCCATTACAATTTATTACTTACGGAACAACTGCCGTTTCATCGGCATAAAAGGAACAAATATTATGGCATCAGAATATCGAGGTTTAGGATTAAATGGAGGCGAGTACATTAATGATACTGCGGCACACACAGGTAAATTCTTTGCGATACTTGCAACAGAAGACACAGTTATTGCGAGCATCACAAGTAATATTGAAAACTTGTCTGACATTTGCACAGGGCAAGATGCAACCACATTGGCTGCAAATACTGCGATTTATGGAAATATTTCACAAATCCAACTCACAAGTGGTGCAGTTTTAGCGTACAACATTTAATGGCACTCACACTCGATCTTAATCTTAGCGTTGGACGCGCAAGCACAGGAAGTGGAACTCCACCTTTTGGGCCAAACCTTGTACTACTTACACAGGCAGGTGCGTTCATGCAGACCGAGGATGGATTTTATTTAGAATTTGAATTTTAACATAATGAGATATGGCAAATAATAAAAAGATAACCGCATTACCTGCGTTAGGTGCAACGCCTGCAACAGATGATGTATTACCCATCGTTGATGTAAGCGGAACTGCAACAACTAAAAAAGTAACCGTTGCCAACCTAGTAGCGGCCGCTCCCCAAGGCGATTTACTCGCCTCGAATAATTTATCTGATGTTGCTAGTGCTGGGACAAGTCGGACGAATCTTGGACTAGGTACAGCAGCAACACAAGATGTAGGAACTTCTAATGGTAATGTTGTACAGTTAGATGCAACAGGATTGCCCGTAGTAGATGGTTCGCAGTTAACAGGAATCGTAGTCACGGACGAAAGTTTAAGAGGCACAGCTAATCCACATATCGGAGCATTTCCTAATCAGTCTTTCTTAGTGGTAGATAATCCGAGTAAGTCGGTAATGCTTGGGTCAGACTCTGACGGAAAACTTTATGTATTTAATTCGTCAGGTAAAACAGCAATCTCCACAGGTATTTCCGCAGTAGAAGATTCAGCAGAACCTGACATCGAAATGACAACAACAACAGGGACTTACTCGCTTATCAGCGGGGACAGCGATGCGAAAGACCCCAACGGCTTACCAATTCAGCAAGGCTTTAACGCACCGAACATCGGAGCATTTTCATCACCTTTATTAATCAGTGGCGGTTCAATCGCTTAAAAAAATTAGGAAACTTAAATTATGGCAACAGTATACATCGCACCAACCGCTCAAGGAAGTGGTAACGGAACATCCGAGGCAAACGCATACGCTTTTTCATCTTTAGCATCGGCAGAATCAGATGCGGGGACAAATGGCATTATTTACTTTTTAGATGGTTCTTACCCTTTTGGGGGTGGCAAAACTTTTGCGGGGGCAAGTGGACTCACTTATGAGTCTTTAAATATGCACGGGGCAGTCTTAGGAGACAGCGGAACAGTTAGGAGACTTACAGTCGGTTCGGGTAGTGTCGATGGCATATCTCTAAAAAAATTCAAGTTCATAGATATCGGGAGTTTTTATCAATATGGGGCAGGGGTAACCGATAACTCTATGGACGAATGTCTTATCGCCACTACAGTTTATCAAAACTTGAATGGCACGGAATTTTTTTACAGAAGTACAGGCAAAATGAATATCAAGAATACAGTTATTAATGCTAAAATTGACACTGATGGTTTAAGATTTTTTAGCACAGGGTCGGGGTATTCATTCGAGAATTGTACCTTTGATATTCAGACTCAAGGCTCACCCACTAATATTGGTGCTATGTCATCTGATTATCCCACTCCCATGAAAAATAATATTTGGGCTGCAGATAGTGACTCAGTAATTAGTTCGTCAACAGGTGCTTTCGCCACTAACTCCACATTCTCTAGCTTTTTCCAAATGAATAGTGTAAACGATTCAGGAGGAACAAATAACCTCTATGACTCTGATCCATTATTCGTAGACTCAGCAAACGATGACTACCGTCTTCGTCCGTCTTCACCTTGCATCAACGCTGGCACAGCTTCCTAAGTCATGGCACAGCAAAAATTAGGACGGAAGGATTACTCCATCGCTGTTAAGACAGGGACGGATGCTAATAAGACGAAGTTTCAGAAAGAAGCCACAACAGGCGAAATGTATTTTGCTACTGACACTTTTAAGCTGTACATAGCGACTACAACTGCTGGTGCTTCGGATGCGGTTATTAAAAGTGTAACTCTAGCGTGATCTACTACGCCATAGTAGTATTGGCGTTGTGCATGGCATCGTGCAGTCTGCGCTCTGTCTACCCAACCTTGGGCGGAGTGATTGGCGGATCAGCCGGTACGCTTGCGGGTGGCCCTGTAGTTGGTGGACTCTCTGCTGGTGCTGGCGTACTTGCTGGCGAGGCATTAAAGAACAAAGATGCATTAATCGAAGCAGAAGAAACTATCGAGGCGCTATCACACGGAGATGTATCTGCCTTGGTTGCTCAAGGTATGGAGGAGCATAAGACAGGCTTTGAGGCATTTACCTCGTACATCAAAAAGATTCTTATCGGAGCGGCAGTATTACTTGGCGGCTACCTCGCCATTCCAATTTTCGTGGCAAAAAGAACAGCCCGAAACTGCTCAAAAACAGAAGCAGAGAGACATTTAACCCGTGCGCCATTCCCCGTAAAACCACCCTCCCGAAATGAGAAATCTTGAATTATTAAGAGACAAGTTCTTGGACATGTCTACTAAAGCTAAAATGATAACCATATTTGCCGGACTTGTCGTTGGTATCATCATATTAGACTTCTTATTCTAATGATAGATCGTACTGCAATTCTAGGAATGGGTGGGACAGTTGCTACTTTCGGACTAGCACACTTGGATGATTTGTTTGGATGCATCGCAGGTGTAATAACAATCGTGTACATGGGTAGAAAACTCTACCTAGAAATTAAAAAGAAGTGAGTCGCTATCGGTCATATGGTAGGCTTGATGATCAGTATAGATCAGAAGGTGATACTTCATTTGCTCGAATGAATAATCGTTTACGCCCTACCCAACTGCAACCAGGTGAAGTACAATTAAGCCAAAATGGTCGCATGGATATTGATGGTAATTGGCAACCACGTAAAGGACTACTCACACTTGCAGGTGCAATTACTATTGATGCAGATGCTATTCGTTTACCATTTGTTATAAGTGCAGCCCAGAGACAAAGTAATGTAGTAACCCTTACACTTGCAAGCACACCAAATACTGCATTTGTGCCAGGCAATTCTATCACCATTGAGGGACTAACAGACTTTGGTTCTGACGATCCCAATGGCACGCATACTTTAACTGCCATTAACTTTTCCAATAAGCAACTTACCTATGCAGACTCAGGTGCAGATAAATCTTTTGGCACAAGTGCAAGTAGTTTGATTTGCCCGGAAGATCAGATGGTCACACGCTTGGCATATGTAATTACAAATGCGAGTGTAAATGCCACAACAAATGTTGCCACCCTGACAAGTGCCACGAGCTTTGATTCTGCATTTACAGTAGGTGATAGTATTACAGTAGGTGGACTTGGATTCACCACTACAGATCCAAATGGAGTGAAAACTATAGCTAGTGTTAGTGGTACAACCCTAACCTATTCTTTAACTGCTGGTGGTAATGAGACATACACAACAAGTGCAAACTCACTAGTGGATCTTGGCCCGTTATTTATTATTAATGATGATGGTGTGAACGAGGTATTTGGATCTGCATTATTTTCTGATCCGACCACAGATGATCTGGATGATTATATATTTACCGCAACTAATAATGTATGCAGTATTTTACGCCTGCGTGACTCAGCAGAATTTAAAGTTAAATATCCTGGAGCAACAACTATTAATCAAAGATGTGATTTACTCCAGGCATTTAATAAAATGTATATCTTTCGTAATAGTGCGACCACCTTGGAATCAACTCCAGATTTAACTACAAAAGTAATTTCAAGTGCGAGTCGAAATAATAATGATGTTACGATAAATTCCACAGGTCATGGATTAAGTGTGGGGAAATTTGCCACTATTAGTGGGTTAGGAAATTACTCAAGTGGTGGTAATCCTAATGGAGTTTATAAGGTAGTAACAGTTCCTAGCGTAGATAGTTTTACATATACCTTTGCAGCTTCAAGCACAGGTGCTACGACATATAATTCTTCGGGTGCATTGGTAGAATATTTTAATGACTTCTCATCTGTTGCTAGTGGTGATTACACCATGCCAACTGCTGTGGTAGGCACAAATTTAGAAAGTACAAATGGAATAACCACCATAACGACTAGTAGTCCACATGGTCTTTCTGTAGGTCAGGAGATAGAATTAGTAAAGTCTGCAAATTCAAACTATGTGGCCGATTTAAAAGTTGTAGTTTCGGGTGTACCTACAACAACAACATTTAGTTTTAATCATGCCGTTGAAGATATTGGATCAACAGCAGATGCAACTACATTTTTAAAGAAGGTTGCCACATCATATTTTGTAAGAATGCCTGCTGCACCATTTGGCATAGTCAATCAACGCAGACTATGGTTGCCCTACTTTTACGACTCTGCCAATAGTCCTGCAAAAAGACCAAACATGGACGAGATTATTGCAAGTGATATCTTGGATGATACCACATTTGACGTCATTGGAAATCAATTTCGTGTCACAGGTGGAGCAAGTGATTTTATAGTAGGTTTGGAAGCATTTACAGAAAATACATTATTAGTATTTTGCCGTAGAAGTATCCATCGTTTAACAGGAGTAAGTGGATCTTTGCAGGATGTTCAAGCAAATGTAATTACACCTGACCTTGGATGCTCTGCACGTAGAAGTATTGCCCAGGTAGGAAACAGAGTATTATTTTTATCCGACCAAGGGGTGTATGCATTGACCTTTCTTGACGAATATAATTTGCGTGGTTTAGAAATTCCAATCTCAGAAGCAATCAAGCCAACTATTGATAGGATTAATCAAAACTACATCGACAAAGCAGTTGGGACATACTTCAACAATCGATACTATCTTGCCATACCCGTTGATGGATCGAATGAAAATAATCTAATCGTAATTTATAATTTCATTAATAATGGATGGGAGAGCATTGACCAAGTCAACAGCTTATCCTTCAACATACGAGACATGATTGTAGGGCGTGAAGGTACGCAGAATGCGCTATATATAACCACAAGTGAAGGTGGTGTGCATAAGATTGAAGGCTTTGATGGAGGTGACCAGGTAAGTGTTACTGCTGGTGTATCCGTTCCGCAAACTATTGCGGTAGATTCGATTTTACAAACAAGAGAATATGATGCCGAAAGTATAGACCGAAAGATTTTTGCAAGTGCCGAAGTGCATTTAAAATCTGAAGACTTTAGCATCACGCAAGGAGATATTAATTTTACAACCACTGATCCAGATCGCACAAGAACAGGCGATACAATCCAAGGATTACTAGGAGGAGATTTAGCACAGGGTGAAGATGCAAGCATTCGGGCAGGCATACGCTTGCGTGGATATGGATGTAGCGTGGAAGTAAAGCCAACAGCAGGTAGACCTTTTATAAGAACTGTTAAAGTGGATGCACGATTAACAGACCGATCAAGAACTTCAGCACAATAATATTATGGCAATTTTAAATAAAGGAACAACCTATGCAAGTGGTGATAATGTAACTGCTGCCAACCTCAATGCTTTAGTTGACTCAGCTACTTTTAAGACCGGGAGTAATGAAGCAACAGACAACTCAACCCTACAAGTTCATGGAAGTGGATACCTAAAAATAAAAGACTTAGGAGTTGGTTCAACCCAAATAGCAGAAGATGCAGTCATCACTGCAAAAATAGCAGACTCAACAGGCACAACTGATGGTGTCACATCTGCCAAGCTTGCAGATAATGCAGTGACTACCGCAAAGATAAAAGACTCAACAGGTGCAAGTGATGGAGTGACCACGTCCAAGCTTGCAACGGATGCTGTCACAGCTGATAAAATAAGTTCTACTGACACAACTTTTAAAGTATCGTCTTCCGATGTTGTCATCAATGATGCAGGTGGTGATATTGATTTCCGTGTAGAAGGAGACAATAATGCTAACTTATTACTTACAGATGCTTCTGTCGATAAAGTGTCTATTCGAGGTGCAATAGGTTCTGTCACAAACACAACTATTCATGGAGGATGTGAGTTTAAGGATGGCAATATTCAAATATCTAGGTCAGGTGTAAGTGCAGGTATCAGACTACAAGAAGACTCAACTTTGTCATCTCCAAATCAACAATCCGATATTAATTTAAGAACATCAGATGGAGCATTAGTATTTGCAAAACCACAAAAATCATCTGACTCAACAACACATGTATTTGAACCTGGTGGGGGTATGCATTCGCTTGGTTCAGTTTTACCAATAAATGATGGTAGTGCAAATATTGGTTCAGCTTCAAAAAGATGGCAAACAATATTTGCTGTTAATGGTTCAATTAGCACTTCTGATGGAAACCAAAAAGAAGAAATACAAGAATTATCTGAAGCAGAACTTTTAGTTGCACAGACATGTAAAGGTCTAGTCAGAAGGTTTAAGTTTAAGGGTGGCACAAGAAAACACATAGGAGTCATAGCCCAAGATGTAAGAGATGCATTTACTACTCAAGGTTTAGACGCACATGAGTATGGATTGTTTTGTTCCGATACATGGACAGATGACACAGGTCAAGAAGTGACACAACTAGGAATCCGATATGACGAACTCCTAGCCTTTATAATCTCCGCACTTTAATGGGAAATTTAAAAACAGAGATGCTAACCAAGCTTAAAGGACTAGCACCTTTTGAGCAGATTCTAGCAATTTATGAGGACAAGTCTCTGTTGTTTAGAGAACTGCATAACTATATGATCGGTGGTATGGTCGCATCCAATCCATCGTATTTTATGATGTGCAAAGCAATTGATGGAAGTAAGGATGCAAGCGACCAATGGTTCTGCAAAAACCCAGACACCTGGTACATCCGTTGGGTTGCAGGAAAAGGATGTATTAAAGAAATGATGGAGCAACTTGCACCCTTACCCTTTTTGAAATTTAGACGAATTACTCCAAACGGAGAGACAACTTTAAGAACTTATTCTTGGGAAAAAATGTATAAGAAAGTAAGCAATGAAAAATGATCCTTTAAAAGAAGCAGCTAATAAATTAAACGAGCAAGCACCTCCTGGTGAGAGTCTTGCTTACATCAATCCTACCGAAGC